GAAGAATCCGATGATGAATTGGAAAGAAAGCTTGAGGGGTCTAAGTTACCATCAAGCGATGCAGTAGTCGATGTTAGGGAGGAAGTAGCTATTGTAAATACTTTTGCTAGTGGTATTTTCTTTTTTTGTAAAGATAGGAAGAGGGCCACGATTATTATTGTTTCTGGTATTATATTAGTGTTGGCGGTTTATTATTATGTAACGCAATTGTCTACTAGAGTACCAGAGGGAAATTTTGGTGATAATTTTAAATCTGGAAAACAGAAAAGAAAAAGACCGAGTAAAAGACGTTTTGCTCGTTATTTTAATGAGTATGATAAAAATTTTGATAAAAATTTAAATGAACATACTAGATTGTATTATCATGATTTAAATGGAGGTGAGAAAATTGATTTTTCTGATTATGAGCATAGTTATGACTCTGCGCGTAAGGAATTAGAACAAATTAATTCTGAAGCTGAATTTAAAGAGTGGGATGCAGACATGGCAGATAGGTGGGATAGGGCACATGGTGCTATGTTACATGCCGGTAGGGTTATGGAAGAAATTTTAGGGGTTAGAGCTGGTGAAGAGCGTGAGTCTCTTCAGCCTAGTAAGATAATTGATGAAAGTAAATATTCTGATCGTCAATCGGAATGTGTACATGGAAATCATTGTTCAAATGAGGCTAATAATCGAGTTAAACCTTATATTTATTCTTGTTCTAAACCTTGTAGTCGTGTTGGGTGTTTTCATTTGCCTGATTGTAAATACCAAGATGTTGTTAAAAAGATTTCTTATCCGGAAGTAAAGGAAATAGAGTATAAACCAAGATTAGTAGAATCAGCTGTTTATACTAATTTTCCGGTGATTTTTAGGGATGGGAAAAATTTTTTTGAAACTCGTGGTATAGATTTAAAGTTAAAGGGATCTTTGAAGAAAACTCCTTATTTTATAAAGGAGAATTGCAAAGATAAGTTGTTTTTATTGAGTAAGTTTATATCTTCTCATGCGAATTTTTCTTGTGTTAATTGTGGCATTGAACATAGTTATATTTATGATATTAATGGGGATCAAGTTATATTTTATAATTTGAAAAGTCAGAAAATCGTTCATTCGGTTAAAGACTTCTCTGAAGTTGTTTGTGATTATGTTGATGGTGTCTTGAAACCGATTTCAGCTCATTTGGAAGTTATGGTCGGCGATAAAATTAATAAATTTGAATTTGTTTTAGTTAAGTCAGGAATTGAGATGCCTGTTGATGTTGAGAAGTATAGATTAAATAAGCCTATAAAAATAAAAACTAAGCCTCGTGTGCAAGAGTCTATGTTAGGTAAAGTTGATGTTCGCTTTCGAGATCCTAATCTTTGTGTTGGGATGGTTCGGGCTTTAGATGAAGATTCTAATGTTGTGATGTGTATGAACTTTACCTATGTTAATCAGGGTGTTCTTTTTGCAGCGCATTTGTTAAATAAGCCACATTGTCAATTGCAATTTAATTCTTTTGCTGTAAAGGCAACAGAATTATTTCTTTATCATCATGATAATAAATATTCTGATAAAAAATCGGAATATGAAGTTTATCATGTTGGAAAAGATTTGGTTTATTTAACTTTGCCTATTCCTGGTATGCAGGCTGTGTCTATAGGAACTTTTAAAGAAGGGGATATAGTTAGTATGTATTGTTGGGATTCTCCTGACGAGGATGATGCTAAATTATTGAATAATTTGGGGATGATAAAAGGTCGAACTGAATCAGAGGTTTATCATACTATTGCCACTACTGTTGGCAGGTGTGGTGCGCCTTTGTTGGTAGACGGTAAACTTGTTGCAATTCATGTCGCCGGTATGGGTGATAGGAATGTAGCGTCTTTATTTTCTTTACCAAAAAACTTATAATAGCCCCTCTACCTCCTAATATTGATTATTTAGAAGAGATAGTGGGGCGTGTTGTGCTGGATCAAGTACCAGTAAAGTTTAATTATAATTTTCAGTTTGTTTGTAATTCTGTACATAAGTCTTTTTATCATGTTCCTGTTCGTATTAATGAACCTTTTGTTAATTTTGTGTCACTTTATGGTTGTCCTTTTGATTTGTCTAAATTTTGTAAAACTTTTCCTACTCGTGAATCTGGTCAAATTGGTATTAAAAATTTTGATCATTTTTCACCATTACCAAATGAGTCTGCGGCAAATTTTGCTTCAGAGGCATTGCATAAACATTTTTATCCTTTTATGTCTGGTTCTCAATTGTCTAGTTATGATTTTGTTAAGTCTACAATGGATCATTCAGCTGGTGCTGGATTCCCTTGGCACCGAAAATTTAAAAATAAACGAGATTGTTTTGCGTTTAATTTTTCTGTTAGTCCATGGGATAAGTATTGGAATGAAGATTATAGACCATTGTGGCTTCAATCACAGAAAGTTGAGAATAGATCATATAAAAAATTAGCCCTTAATAAAATAAGAACATTTACAGCTGCGCCTATTGAGCATAGTGTTTGTTTAAATTTATTATTTTTAGATCAAAACAACAAATTTTACCAAGCTTCTGATTATACTTGGTCTTTTGTTGGTAGAACAAAGTTTTTTGGTGGGTGGACGAGGTTGTATGATAAAATTGTCAGGCCTGGTTTTTTTCCTTTTAAGGTAGATGGAGTAAATTTTGACTCTTCTTTACCTGCTTTTATGTTGTGGCGTATTTGTTTGTTTAGAATATCATGTTTAGATATTTCTGTGCAGACTGTCGATAATATAAATAGAGCCAAAAAATTTTATTTGGATATAATTGAGTCTTATATAGTATTGGAAGATGGTGTCATTATTGTTAAAATGGGGGGTAATCCTTCAGGTTGTTCTAACACAGTAGTTGACAATACTTTGTGCTTATTTTGGGCTCTTGCTTATGCGTGGTATTTGTCTGTACCTGTTCATTTGAGAGAATATAATGCCTTTATGGCATTTTGTAATATTGCATTATATGGTGATGATGGAGCAGGTGGTATTAGTAATCGTGTTTGGCGTTGGTTTAATCCTATTACTATTCATTCGGCGTGGCAAACTATAGGTATGTCATTTAAAGATCCATCTGATTCTATAATGTCTATTAATGACTTGGAATTTTTATCTTCTGGTTTTCAGAAGTTTGGTGGGTATTATTTGCCGATACCTAATTGTTCTAAAATTTTGTCGTCTTTGAAGTGGAATTCTACGAGAGGAGATATATTGTGGCATTATTTACGTACAGCGGCTTTATTAATAGATGCTTGGCCAGACAAGCAGTTGTTTTTGTATTTGCGTCAATTTTTATCTTGGTTTAGGAAAAATTATTCTATAGTGGGTGTAGTTTGCGATATTAAGGCAGAGGATATTTTACGA